CATGGTCTTGATGCTGAAGCAGAATTGGCAAACATTCTTGCTTCAGAAATCCTTGCTGAAATCAACAGAGAAGTCATCAGAACCATCTACAAGATTGCTGAGCCTGGTGCTCAAGTCAATGTTGCTAATGCTGGTTTCTTTGACCTTGATGTTGACTCCAATGGTAGATGGTCCGTTGAGAAGTTCAAAGGACTTCTGTTCCAAATTGAAAGAGATGCTAATGCTATTGCATTCAGAACTCGTAGAGGAAAGGGCAACACCATCCTCTGCTCATCTGATGTTGCTTCAGCACTGACCATGGCTGGTCTGCTTGATTACACCCCTGCACTGAATGCAAACCTGAATGTTGATGATACTGGCAATACTTTTGCTGGTGTTCTCAATGGTAAGTTCAAGGTATACATTGACCCATATTCTGCAAACCTCGCTGCTAACCAATACTATGTTGTTGGTTACAAGGGAACCAATCCTTATGATGCTGGTCTGTTCTACTGCCCATATGTGCCTCTCCAGATGGTACGTGCTGTTGGTCAGGACACCTTCCAGCCTAAGATTGGCTTCAAGACCAGATATGGTATGGTTGCCAACCCATTTGCAAATGGTCTCACCCAAGATCTGGGTGCTATCAAGGCAAATGCAAACAGATACTACAGAAGAGTTGCTATTCGCAACCTCATGTGAGTTCTGTTCCATATCTTTAGGGGGTCCCAAAAGGACCCCTTTTTTATTGGAATAAATAGTTCAAAAAATGTCTCAATATTTGAGTAAAGTTCCAAAAAACAAAAATTTATTATCCCCAGTTGGATTTAAGTTTGTATTGGATAAAGCACCTAAAGTAGATTTTTTTTCTAACTATGCAGGTATTCCTGCAATCACTTTGGGTTCTACACTTCAAACTCGCTATGGAAAGAACATTGATATTCCTGGCGATAAAATGAATTTTGAAGATCTTCGTTTACGTTTTCTTGTTGATGAAGATATGGAAAACTATATGGAAATTTGGAACTGGATGACTGGTCTGGGATTTCCATATAGTTTAGAACAATATTCAGATTTAAGAGACAACTCACAATCATATAATTCTCCAGCATTAAAAGGAGATTTTTATGAACGTTCTGATGGAACATTAAACATTTTGAATAGTAATTTTAATGTTCAATCTAAAGTTATTTTTGAAGGATTATATCCAGTTTATCTTTCTGCATTAGATTTTGATGCAACATTAGAAGACATTAGATATTTTACTGCAGAAGTAACTTTCAAGTATATTTACTACAAAATTATTACTGGTTTATGACTTCTCTTGATGATATTCAATTAATGTGGAAAGAAGATTCAAAAATCAATATAGATGATTTGCATAATGAATCTTTAAAAGTTGCATCACTACATGCCAAATATTATGAATTATACAATAATTTTTCTTTGTTAAGAAAAAAATCAGAAATTGATTATAAGCAAAGAAAATTAGAACGTTATAACTTTTATGCTGGAAAGGCTACTTTAGAAGCATATCAAGAAGAACCTTTTCCATACAAAGTTAGAGATAAAGAAGGAATGCAAAAACATCTTGATGCTGATACTAAATTATCAGAAATTTTTATCAAAATAGAATATTATGATACAATATTAAAATATCTTGAAGAAATTATAAAAATGATTTCTAATAGAACCTATCAAATCAAAAACTCTATTGATTTTTTAAGATTCCAATCTGGAATGTAATATGTCAGATTTAATCATATCTAAAAAGAATGAAATTTATTTAAAAATAGAAACAGAACCTCATATCTTTTATGAGTTATCTGATCAGTTTACTTTTGATATTCCTGGGGCAAAGTTTATGCCCCAGTATAGAAGTAGGCACTGGGATGGAAAAATACGTTTATTTAATACCCAAACAGGAGAAATCTATATTGGATTATTAGATAAAATTATTGAATTTTGTGACAATCATAATTACATCTTTGAATTCAAAGATAACAAATACTATGGTCTTCCTGGAGAAATAGATGAGACCATTTCTTTAGAAGGTGTGAAAGATTACATGCAAAGTATTTGTTCTCATGAACCAAGAGATTATCAAATTCAAGGAGTACATGATGCTTTAAAGTATAAAAGAAAACTTTTACTTTCCCCTACAGCATCTGGAAAGTCTTTGATGATTTATTCTATAGTTAGATACTTTGTTGAACAAGATAAGAATATTCTCCTCATAGTCCCCACTACGTCCCTTGTAGAGCAGATGTACAAGGACTTTGAAGACTATGGTTGGGATTCAGAAGAACACTGCCACAGAGTCTATGGAGGCAGCGAGAGAGTGTCTAATAAATCAGTTATCATATCTACTTGGCAATCTATTTACAAATTAGAAAAACCATTTTTTGATAGGTTTGATGTAGTAATTGGAGATGAGGCTCATCAATTTAAATCAAAGTCACTTATTTCTATTATGTCCAAACTTCATGATGCTAGATATAGATTTGGGTTTACTGGAACTCTTGATGGAACACAAACTCATAAATTAGTTCTTGAAGGTTTGTTTGGATCAACATATAAACTCATCAAAACTGATGAACTAATTAAAAAAGGTTATCTTTCAAAGTTAGATATTAAAGTTCTTCTTCTCAAACATGAACCTCAAAAATTTGAAGTTTATGAAGATGAAGTTCAGTATTTAATTTCTCATAACAAACGTAATAATTTTATAAAAAAATTAACTTTAGATTTAAATGGTAACACACTTGTTCTTTTTAGTAGAGTTGCTACTCATGGTGAACCACTTTATGAAATTATAAATAAGGATAAGTGTGAAAATAGAAAAGTTTTCTTTATTCATGGTGGTGTGGATACTGAAGAAAGAGAATTAGTAAGAAAAATTGCAGAGGAGGAGTCTAATGCAGTCATAGTAGCATCTTATGGAACTTTCAGTACAGGTATCAACATAAAAAATCTTCATAACATCATCTTTGCATCACCAAGTAAATCACGAATAAGAAACTTACAATCAATAGGAAGAGTTCTAAGAAAAAGTAAAGAAAAAGTATCAGCTACTCTTTATGACATTGCTGATGACACTACTTACAACTCAAAAAGAAATTACACACTAAATCATTTAGTGGAAAGAATTAAAATTTATAATGAAGAAAATTTTAATTATGAAATAATAACCATTAACTTAAAGAAATAAATGGAACAAGAATTCTATGCTGCAATCAAGTTAATATCAGGTGAAGAAATCTTTGCAATTGTATCTCCATCAGAAGAAGAAAACAGAACTTTATTAATCCTTGAAAATCCTGTTACAATAGAACCAATGGTATCTAAGAATCAAGGTATAGTTGGTTACAAAGTAAAATCTTGGATGATGATTCCTGATGATGATATCTATATAATTGATATGAATAAAGTCATTACAATGACAGAAATTAATAATGATCAAATTATTAGAATTTATCAAAAGTTCATAAATAACTCATCTCAAGTACATTTAGATAAACATATGGGATTCATTTCTAAAGTAGATGATGCCCGTAAGTCCTTAGAAGAACTCTATAAAATTAGCTAGACCCCATCTTTCAACCCTAACAGAGTGATTCTAATGATCTTTGGGATAGTTGTCAACTCTCCTGATTGTGTGTTATAATTAACAAATCTTATTTTGTAATGATGGACAAATTTAATGCAAATGCTAATGGTAAAGACAAAGAAGAAATCAGAGCATTATGTGAACAACAAGGACTTTTATCAAGCTCTTGTTGAATACAAAAAAAAAGTTGATGATGCAAAAGAAAAAAAACTACCTAAACCAAGAGTTACTAATTATCTTGGTGACTGTTTCTTGCGAATTGCTAACCATCTTGCATACAAACCAAACTTCGTTAACTACATGTTCAAGGATGATATGATTTGTGATGGTATTGAAAATTGTGTTCAGTACATTCACAACTTTGATACAACCAGAACAAATCCTTTTGCATACTTTACTCAAATTGTTTACTATGCATTCTTAAGAAGAATTGCTAAAGAAAAGAAACAACTTGAGATTAAGTCTAAAATTATTGAAAGGTCTGGATATGATGAAGTATTCACTTCAGAAGATGGTGATTATGCAGATATGAATAGTATTAAGGATAGTATTAATTATAGATTTCAATAATGAAAGTTGCTATTTTTACGGACAGTCACTTTAATTTTCGCAAAGGAAACAAAATTTTTCATGATTATTTTGAAAAGTTTTATAAGAATATTTTCTTTCCAACATTAAAAAAATATAAAATTGATACAGTCATCCATATGGGTGATATGTTTGATAATAGGAAATCTACAGATTATTGGAGTATTGATTGGACTAAAAGAGTTATTCTTGAACCTTTGAAAAAATATAAGGTTCATGTAATCTTAGGTAATCATGATATTTTTTATAAGAACACTACCAAACTCAACAGTCCTATGTTACTGTTGAATGATTATAAGAACATCAAGGTGTACGATAAACCATCTACTGTACAAGTTGGTGAACAAGATATCTTATTTGTTCCTTGGATTACTCCAGAAGGTGAGCAGGAGACTCTACAAGCAATTCAAAACACCTCAGCTAAGGTTTGCATGGGTCATTTGGAATTGGGTGGATTCTACGTCCATAAAGGCAATATTCAACAAAATGGACAAGACAAATCTACATTTCAAAAATTTGAAAGAGTATTTTCTGGACATTATCATACAAAAAGTGATGATGGTAAAATTTTTTACTTAGGAAATCCATATCAGTTATATTGGAATGATTATGGGGATACTAGAGGATTCACAATCTTTGACACTGAAACTTATGAGATAGTTAGAGTTAATAATCCATATGAAATGTTCAAAATATGCACATATGATGAAGATAACTTACAACAAGACCTTAGTGTTTACAGTGGGTGTATTGTAAAATTAGTAATTAAAAATAAAACTGACCAACATAAGTATGAAAAGTTCCTAGATACTCTTATAAAGATTCAACCTTATGAATTGAAGATTGTAGAAAATATAAAATTAAATTCTGATTTTGATGCAGATTCAATAGTTGAAAACGAAGATACTCTGTCACTTTTGAAAAAGTATGTTGATGAATCTGAAATTAAGTTAAATAAGAATAGAATTAAAGATTTGATTCAATCCATTTATCAAGAATCATTCCAGTTACAATAATGTATATTTTAACTCTCAAAGATCAAGAATCTGAAGGCGCATATGCTGTTGCCAACAAACATGGAGAAAAGATTCTTTACATGTTTGAGGAAGAGGATGATGCTGTTAGATATTGTAATATGTTAGAAGATCTTGATTATCCTCAAATGGAAGTCACTCAGATTAACCCTTCTGTTGCATTTATGGCTTGCGACAGATTAGATTACCAATATGCTATAATTACCCCAGAAGACATTGTGATTCCTCCTGATTATGCTGAAGTTCAAAACTCTAAGTTATAAAAATTTCTTATCATCAGGAAATCAATTCACTGAGATAACTCTTAACAAATCACCATCTACACTTGTTATTGGGAGTAATGGAGCAGGCAAAAGCACATTATTAGATGCCTTAACATTTGTTTTATTTAATAAACCATTTAGAAAAATTTCAAAAAATCAACTTATAAACACAACAAACGAAAAAGATTGTGTTGTTGAGATTGATTTTTCAATAGGTAAAAATAACTGGAAAATCATCAGAGGAATTAAACCAAATATTTTTGAAATTTATAAAGATAAAAAATTATTAGATCAAGCAGCATCAGCAAACGATCAACAAAAGTGGTTGGAACAATCTGTTTTAAAATTGAACTATAAGTCTTTTACGCAAATTGTTGTGCTTGGATCTTCCAGTTTTGTCCCATTTATGCAACTCTCCTCTCAACACAGAAGAGAAGTTGTAGAAGATTTGCTTGACATTAAAGTATTTTCTTCTATGAATGATGTTGCTAAAATTAAAATTAAGGAAATTAAAGATGATATCAAAGAAGTTGGTTACAAAAAAGAAAATCTTGAAGATAAAATTAAATCTCAAAAGTTGTTTATTGAAGAACTTGAGAAACTTAAAGACAAGGACATTCAGGACAAGCGAAACAAAATAAATTCTCTTGAAAAAAATGTTGATGTATTGAACTTAGAAAATATCACGATTCTTGATAAATGTCATTTATCAGAAAAACAACTAAAGGAACTTTTATACTCAGAAGATAAACTAAAAAAACTTGAAAGTTTGAATGTCAAATTGGAACAAAAAATATCATTAATTATTGATGATCACAAGTTTTTTAGTAAAAATAGTGTTTGCCCTACTTGCACTCAAACCATTGAAGAAGAATTTAGATTAAATAAAATTGTAGAGATAGAAAATAAGGCAAAAGAAATTAAAAAAGGCCAACAAGAATTAAATAAATCTATTGAAGAAGAAACTCAAATACAAAATCAATTTGTTCAAATTACTAAAGAGGTATTGCAACTCAACAATGAAATTACTTTTAACAATGTTAAAATTTCTGAATTCAGAAAACAAATCAAAGAACTTGAATCTGAAATTCAAGAGATTATCACTCAGTCAAAAGATAGAAATATTGAATTTACAAAATTAGAGTCTTATCAAAACACATTAGAAAATTTTTTAAAAGACCTTTCTTCCAAAAAAGAAGAATTATCAAACTATGAATTTATTCATATGCTTTTAAAAGATGATGGAGCAAAAACAAAAATTATTAAAAAATATCTTCCTCTCATTAATCATACTTTAAATAAGTATCTTGAAATGTTGGAGTTCTCAGTAAACTTTACATTAGATGAGGAGTTTAATGAAAAATCACTGAATCCAATTTATGAAGATTTCTCTTATGAATCTTTTAGTGAAGGAGAAAAAATGAGAATTGACCTTGCTATTTTGTTTACTTGGCGTGAAGTTGCAAAGATTAAAAACTCAATTAACACAAATCTTTTAATTTTGGATGAAGTTTTTGATAGTTCATTGGATGATTTTGGTACAGAGTATTTTACCAGAATTATTAAATGTGAAATCAGTAAATCTAATGTGTTTGTAATATCTCATAAGAGAGATGAATTGTTGGATAAATTTGACAATACTATTACATTTGAAAAGAAAAAAGGATTCAGTGTCATGATTGACTCTTTCTGATAGTTGTGCTAATCTTAATAAGTAGTATTTTACATTATGTTTGAATTAAAATTTGATATGCCTGAAAATAATGAAAATGGTTTTTGGAAGTATAATGAAGATAAAACTTTGAAAGAAATTGAACAATATCTTTCAAGCACATATCATTCTCACTACACTTCTGAAACATCTAAAACTCAAACTTTGGATCTAATTGAAAGTATTGGTGATGCAGAACCATTTGTAAGGTCTAATGCCATTAAATATCTTTCTCGTTTTGGTAAAAAGAATGGTAAATCCAAAATGGATATCCTAAAAGCAATTCACTATTGCATTCTTCTCTATCACTTTGCTGGACTTCATAATGAAACTCAAGGAACCTATGAAACTTTCTAATAATACTATTACGCTTCTTAAGAACTTTTCCAATATTAATCAGTCAATTCTGATTAAAAAAGGTTCTCAAATTAAAACTATTTCAGTTCTGAAAAACATTTATGCTGTTGCAGATGTTGAGGAAGAGTTTAGTAAAGATTTTGCTATCTATGATTTGAATGAATTCCTTAATGGACTTGGACTTCATCAAGATCCTGATCTTGACTTTACCAATGATTCCTACCTGACCATCAAGGAAGGAAAGCGTAAAGTAAAATATTTTTATGCAGACCCTGAAGTGATTGTATCTCCTCCAAACAAAGATATTGATCTTCCTACTGAAGATGTTTGTTTCCAATTGGAACATTCACAATTAGACAAGTTAATTAAAGCAGCAAGTGTTTATAAATTGCCAGATTTGTCTGCTGTAGGCGAAGCAGGAGTTATTCATCTTGTAGTCAGAGACAAAAATAATGACACCTCAAATGAATACTCTATTACAGTTGGCGAAACTGAAGATAATTTTGTGTTCAACTTTAAGGTAGAGAATCTTAAAATGATTCCTGGTTCCTATGATGTTGTAGTTTCTCAGAAACTGTCTGCAAGATTTGTGAATGAAAAATATAATTTGAAGTATTTTATTGCTCTTGAACCTGACTCTACATTTAATTAATTTGTATTTTTATTATGAGTAAAGACTTTTTGTGGGTGGAGAAGTGGCGTCCGAAAAAAATTGAAGATTGTATTTTAACTGAAAGCATTAAGAAAACCTTTGTTGATTTTCTTAGTAAAGGTGAAATACCAAATATGCTGCTTGCTGGTCCTGCAGGTTGTGGCAAGACTACAGTAGCAAAGGCATTGTGCGAAGAACTTGGAGTAGATTATTATGTCATCAATGGATCAGATGAAGGTAGATTTTTAGATACTGTTAGGAATCAAGCAAAGAACTTTGCTTCGACAGTATCACTTTCTTCAACTGCAAAACACAAAGTCATTATTATTGACGAAGCAGATAATACCACCACAGATGTTCAACTCTTACTTAGGGCAAATATTGAGACGTTCTATAAAAACTGTAGATTCATCTTTACTTGCAACTACAAAAACAAAATCATTGAACCTCTTCACTCAAGATGTGCAGTTGTTGAGTTCAACATCAAATCTAAAGACAGACCAAAACTTGCAGGGGAGTTCTTCAAGCGTCTTGAAACCATCCTTGAGGCAGAAGGTGTAAAGTATGATCAAAAGGTTATCATTCAAATTATCAGCAACTATTTTCCAGATTGGAGAAGAACTCTGAATGAATGTCAAAAATATTCAGCAGGTGGTGAGATTGATTCTGGAATTCTTTCTACCTTTGCAGATGTTTCTGTAAATGATTTGATTAAGAGTATCAAAGAGAAGAATTTTCCTGAGGTTAGAAAATGGGTAGCACTCAACATTGATAATGATGCATCCATTATTTTGAGAAAAGTTTATGATTCTCTGTATGACAAGGTTGATGGTCCAAGTATTGCTGCAGCAGTTTTGATTGTGGCAAAATATCAATATCAAAGTGCCTTTGTGGCAGACCAAGAGATTAATCTTCTTGCAGCATTAACTGAAATTATGTGTGAGGTTAAGTTCAAATGAAAGAATTAAAAACTGCCTTACGTTATCCTGGTGGCAAATCCAGAGCAGTTCAAAAAATATCACAGTATTTTCCTAATCTTAAAGAAGAATATGGTGAGTTTCGTGAACCTTTTCTTGGTGGAGGAAGTGTTGCAATTTATGTAACTAAGATGTTTCCTCTTTTAGATATTTGGGTTAATGATTTATATGAACCTCTGATAAATTTTTGGCAACAACTCCAGATGTTTGGAAATGATCTCAAGGAAATGATCCTTGATAAAAAAATGGTTCATCACACTCCAGATTTAGCTAAAAAACTTTTTCTTGAATGTAAGGAAGATTTAAATGATTTAAATCAACCAGCATTATATCGTGCAGCAGCATTTTATATTGTTAATAAGTGTAGTTTCAGTGGACTCACAGAAAGTTCATCCTTCTCAGAACAAGCTTCAGAAAACAACTTTAGTTTGAGAGGAATTGAAAAACTGCCTGGATATTCTGAGATAATTAAAAATTGGCGTATAACTAATTACTCCTATGATTATCTTATGGATGGAGACACAGGTGCTTTTATGTATCTTGATCCTCCTTATGACATTAAGGATAATCTCTATGGCAACAAGGGATCAATGCACAAAGGATTTGATCATGATAAATTTGCTACTGATTGCGATTCTCACAATATGGATATGATGGTTAGTTATAATTCAACTCAGTTGATTAAAGACAGATTTAAGAACTGGAAAGCAATTGAATATGCTCATACTTATACTATGAGATCTGTTGGTGATTACATGAAGGACCAACATGAACGAAAAGAATTGATTTTGATTAATTATGAAGTATGAATTAAATGATTGGTTGAAGTCAATTAACCAATCTAAAGTTAATATTATGGATGATGATTTATCCTCCAAAAAAGATTATGCACCATATATTATCAATAGATGTTTGTCTGGAACTATTGATACTTTGATGTATGCTAATGAAATGAATAAGAATCATTCATTGGATAAGAAACTGCAATATGATTTTTTTATAAATACTGTGAGGACAAGGAAAAGATATTCTCCTTGGATTAAACAAGAAAAAATCAAAGAACTTGAAGTAGTCAAATCTTACTATGGTTATAGTAACGAAAAGGCAAAGCAAGCTTTGAGAATACTTTCCAAAGAACAAATTAACTTTATTAAAACTAAAATTGAAACCGGAGGAATGAGATGAGCGTTGTAAATGAACCAGAAGTGAAATGGTCTTTTGACCAAATGGTAGAAGTTACTTTAAATGAACCAGATGATTTTTTGAAAGTGCGTGAAACACTGACCAGAATTGGTGTGGCATCACGTAAAGAAAAGAAACTGTATCAGTCCTGCCACATCCTCCATAAGCAAGGAAGATATTATCTTGTTCACTTTAAGGAATTGTTTGCCCTTGATGGCAAACATGCAAATCTGACTGTTAATGATGTTCAGAGAAGGAATAGAATTATTCAACTTCTTGCAGATTGGGGTTTGATTGCAATTAATAATGTCACCAAGATTCAAGACCTTGCACCACTGAATCAAATTAAAGTTCTTTCTTATAAAGATAAGGATGAATGGATTCTTGAGACTAAATACAACATTGGGTCCAAGAAGAAAAAAGTAGAGGAAACTGAATAATAAAAGGGGGTTATCAACATCCCCTTTTTTATTGGATACTGTATAATTAATAATGGATGCCGTAAGGGTCCTCAAAAAACAAACTCGCTTTTAAAGGAGCTACCATAATGACTAACCTCATGCGTTATACTGCGTCTGATCTTCCTACCTTAATGGATAAGATTACACGCAATAGTATTGGAATGGATGAATATTTTGATAGACTGTTTAATCTTCATGAAACCACAACAAACTATCCTCCATACAATCTTATTCAGGTAAATAATGTAGAATCTTATTTAGAGATTGCTCTTGCTGGATTTAAAAAGGAAGAAGTGAATGTCTTCACAGAGTATGGAAAACTTTTTGTCGAAGGGCAAAAATCTGATACAGAATCGGATAGGACGTTTGTCCACAAGGGTTTGGCTCAAAGAAGTTTCAAAAGAGCATGGACACTCTCAGATGACACAGAAGTCAGAGAGGTCACCTTTGAAGATGGATTACTTACCATTAGATTAGGAAAAATTGTTCCAGAACATCATGCTCGTAAAGATTATCTCTAAATACTTTTGAATATCGTCGGCGCAGGGGGAAGGGTGGTCAGAATCATCCATTCCCCCCTTTTTATAAATATCTAAAAAAAGGTAGATGAAAACTTATAATGGGTTTTACAAAAAATCTATATCATTCCAAATTCATGATCAATTGAATCCTACCTTTTGGGATGGAGAAATGCTTCGTCCAAAAGTTAGATCTCAACTCAAGAAAATTGCTATGGCTTGGGTTGATTATGTGGGAATTGATAAGGGAGGTATAGAGGATATTTTACTTCTTGGTGGAAATGCTGGGTATAATTATACCAAGTATTCAGATTTAGATTTGCATGTTGTGATTGATAGTACTAAAACTGAATGTCCAGATTTGTTGTCTGATTATTATAAGAACAAGAAACAACTTTGGGCACTAACTCATGATGTAAAAATTTATGGACATGGTGTAGAACCTTATATTGAAGAAGTTGGTAAGAAGCGTAGAAAAAATCAAGGGGTATATTCTATTAAAAATAATAAATGGATCATGATGCCAGGAAAATTTGTTGGAGATATTGATAAAGACTTGCTAAAAGAAAAAGTTTCTGTTATGATTAATAAGATTAACAGTGTTATTAAACACTCAAATAATGTGACAGTTCTGGAAAATCTTCTTGAAAAAATTAGAGACATGAGAAATGCAGGGCTTGATAAATCTGGTGAGTTTGCTTTTGAAAATCTTGTATTTAAAGAATTGAGAAACAAAGGATACATAGACAAACTTGCAGATCACATTATAAAATTACAAGATAAATCACTAACTTTGGAGAATTATGTCTGTTAAACTTTTGATTTTAAAATCATATGAAGATGTCATTGCAGAAGTATCTGCAGAAGATATTGATGGTAAATGGTATGAGGTTACAAATCCATTTGTAACAAGATTGGAAGAAGATAACACAAGAGTTGTATTTTATCCTTATATTCCTTTATCTAAAGATAAAACTATTAAGATTCCATCTGATTGGGTAGTAACAGTGGTAGAACCTCTTGATGAAGTAAAAAATTCGTATTTGGAGCAATTAAATGGAAAATCTAAAAATTCTAATTCTGAAGAATGATGCTATTCTGATTACAGAAGTTGAAGAAGTAGAAACTGAACTTGGAGGACCAGATTGTAAATTAATCAACCCTTGCCAAATGTTTGTTTCAAATCAAACAACTTATGAATTAAAAAGATGGCCGGTCTTTACTGATCAAAAAGAATTAATGATTCATTCTGATTCTATTTTTACTATTGTAGATCCTAAACCAGATCAAGTTGAACTTTATTTGAAGACTATTAAATGAACTTTTACACGAATGTAGTTCTTGTTGGAAATGAAATACTTTCCAGAGGGTATGCTGACGGAAAACATTATAAGAACAGAGAAGAGTTTTATCCTACTTTATATGTAAAAACTCCCAAAAAGACAAAGTTTAAAACACTTGAAGGCAATTATGTAGAAGAAGTCAAACCAGGAACTATTCGTGAAACAAGAGAATTCATTACTAAGTATGAAAACATAGACAATTTTGAACTATACGGAAATACCAGATACATCAATCAATACATTTCAGAAAACTATAAAGGTGAAATTAAGTTTGATATTAATAAAATCAAACTAATTACCATTGACATTGAGGTTGCATCTGAAAATGGGTTTCCTGATGTAAAAAGTTGTCAGGAAGAACTCCTGACAATTTCTGTTCAGGACTATGCCACAAAACAAATTACTACTTGGGGTGTAAAACCTTTTGTCAACAAACAAAATAATGTAACTTATCACTATTGCACAAGTGAAGCAGATTTATTGGATAAGTTTATTTTTTGGTGGGAAGAATTTTCTCCAGAAGTAGTTACTGGGTGGAACTGCGATCTTTATGATATTCCATATGTGTATGGAAGACTTTGTAGAGTTCTTGGAACAAAAGTTGCAAAACAACTTTCTACTTGGGGTATTGTTACTGAAGATGAAGTTGTTCTTAAGGGAAGAACTCATACCAGATGCGATATTGCAGGATTGACTATTCTTGATTACCTTGAGTTGTATAGGAAATTCACTTATACAAATCAGGAGTCATATCGTCTTGACCACATTGCAAATGTTGAACTGGGCCAGAAAAAACTGGACCACTCTGAATATGATACTTTTAAAGAATTCTATACAAAGGATTGGCAAAAATTCGTAGAATATAACATTGTTGACGTGGAACTTGTAGATCGTTTGGAAGACAAGATGAAACTAATTGAGTTGTGTATTACTGTGGCATATGACTCAAAAGGTAACTATAATGATGTATTCTTTCAGGTAAGAACTTGGGATTCTATCATCTACAATTATTTGAAGGAGAAGAACATTGTCATTCCTTTTAAAAAAGACACAAAAAAAGATTCTAAATTTGCTGGAGCATTTGTAAAAGAACCTGTTCCTGGTAAGTATGATTGGGTGGTTAATTTCGATTTAAATTCGCTATATCCACATTTAATTATGATGTATAACGTAAGTCCAGAAACACTTGTGGAACAGAGACACCCAACTGCATCAGTAGAAAGAATCTTGAATAAGTCACTTGACTTTTCTGATTACAAGGACTATACAGTTTGTGCTAATGGTTCTATGTATAGAAAAGATGTTAGAGGATTTCTTCCTGAACTAATGGAACAGATGTATAGAGATCGTGTCATCTACAAAAAGAAGATGCTTGAGGCAAAGCAGCAATATGAAAAAACTCCAACTAAAGAGTTAGAGAAAGAGATTGCAAGATGTAACAACATTCAGATGGCAAAGAAGATTTCTTTAAACTCTGCTTATGGTGCTGTTGGTAATGAGTATTTTAGATACTTTAAACTTGCAAATGCTGAAGCAGTAACGCTTTCTGGTCAGGTTTCAATTCGTTGGATTGAAAACAAATTGAACCAGTACATGAATAAGATTCTTAAAACTGATGGAGTTGATTATGTTATTGCTGTGGATACTGATTCTGTGTATCTCAATATGGGTCCTTTGGTTGAAACTATATTCAAGGGAAGAGAGAAAACTACTGAAAGCATTGTCATGTTCCTTGATAAGGTCTGTCAGGTGGAACTTGAAAAGTATATTGAAGGTTGCTACCAAGAACTGGCTGACTATGTAAATGCCTATGAGCAAAAGATGCAGATGAAGCGTGAAAACATTGCTGATCGTGGAATCTGGACTGCCAAGAAAAGATATATTCTGAATGTTTGGGACAGTGAAGGAGTTAGATATGAAACTCCAAAACTGAAGATGATGGGAATTGAGGCAGTCAAATCTTCAACCCCTGCACCATGTAGGGTTAAGATTAAAGAAGCACTCAACATCATCATGAATAAAACTGAAGATGATTTGATTTCTTTTGTGGAGTCATTTAAGAAAGAGTTTTATAAACTCCCTCCAGAAGATATTTCTTTCCCACGATCTGTAAATGAACTCACAAAGTATAGGTCATTCCAATCAATTTATACAAAAGGAACGCCTATTCACACAAGGGGAGCTTTGCTGTATAATCACTATATCAAGGATAAATCTTTGGACTCTAAATACCCATTAATTAACAATGGAGAAAAAATTAAGTTCTGTTATCTTAAAAGTGCTAATCCAATCAGAGAAAATGTGATTTCATTCATCCAACAGTTTCCTAAAGAACTTGGACTTGGTAAATATATAGACTATGAACTTCAATTTGATAAGAGTTTCATTGAACCTCTTAAAAGTATCCTAAATTGCATTGGATGGAACGTAGAAAAAACTAACACATTAGAATCATTGTTTGCATAACTATGGACTTTTTAAAAGATATCGTAAAAGAAATAGGTGGGGAATATACACAACTGGCAGCAGATATTGATGAAACTGAAACTTATGTGGATACGGGCTCGTACATTTTTAATGCTCTTGTCAGTGGTAGCATCTTTGGTGGTGTTTCTGGGAACAAGATTACTGCAATTGCAGGGGAAACTTCTACTGGAAAAACTTTCTTCAGTCTTGCCGTCGTTAAGAATTTCCTTAATAATAATCCTACTGGATACTGTTTGTATTTTGATACTGAAGCTGCAGTAACCAAGTCTATGCTGCAAAGTAGAGGTCTTGATGTTAATAGGATTGTTGTTGTTAATGTGGTTACTATTGAAGATTT